TTGAGGTATAGTAAAAACCACCAACTGCATTGGAGTTTGTACCATCGTCTCCAAGGAATATCCTATCTTTGTATTGGTTGATTCCCCCGTAACTACCAATACCAGTTACGTATCCAAGTTCACCCCATTGTAAACTGGCTGGTTTGCTAGTACCTGAGGATCTTTTAATCCTAATAATACTTGCCATGTCAGAAATTGCCTCCGTTGATGTCTAAATTCTGCGTTGCGCCCGGTGTCAGGGTAAGAGTTGCTTCCCATTTTCTGATGCTGCTGTTATACACAAGCACCATACCATTCTGCAAGTTTGAAGCACTAACATCACTGAGTTCTGCCAAAGAAAGTCCTTGAGCACCTGCAAGAGAAGATATTACCTTTACTGCTGGTTGTTGACCTACTCTGACTTTAATTTCAGCCATTGATTATATACAGATCAGAATGTAAATATATTTATATTCCTTGAAGTCCCAATCCACTCACAACTTCTTGTTGCTTTAGATATAGTTTTGCATATGATTTTGCAATATCTCTCAAAGTATCATTATCATCGCAGGAATCAATCTCTCTGGATAATTTTGCATATTCAAAATTTTTAGAAACTTTATCTAATATAATATCATTTGGGTCCATTTGCTATCTCCCTTAGTAGTGATTTAATTTCTTCAATATCATCTTTAATTGTATCAAGTTCCTCTCTTTCTGTCTGCCTTCTTTTTTTCATTCTCATATATTGAGAATAACCGGCACTATCGGTATTAATGATAGCGCCAGTGCTTTTATCTCTGAAGAGATTCTGCTCATTTTCAACCTGTATTAGATCTTTATCTTCCATATTATGCAAGAGCAATTGCTCTGAAATCTTTCAATTGTACTGGTGTTGATTCATTAGTAGACGACATAACAACTTTAATTGCAAATGCCGTAAACTGATCAACATTATTTACACTGAATTGATATTCACTAAATCCTTCTTTATCATCTGCAGCAACAAAAGCATCTGCTCTTCCGCTACTCTTTTCAGGATCAATTATGCGATCTCCAAATCCATCACCATCATCATCAATTAGATTATCATATCCAGGGAATGGGATAAACTTCTGGTCAATTTCGCTAGAATCTGCTTTAATTAATTGATAAAGAACGCGGAAATCTGCATCCTCTTGTCTATTTGCTGCAATATAAATCTTGAGACTTGTTGCAGGTTGTGCAAGAGAAATTTGTTTGGTTACAAATACTGCTCCGTGAGGATCATTTTCAATTAGATTTGCTCTAGAATCATCAACATAATCTTTTACCGGTGCATTGGATTTGTTTCTACCAAGTATAAATGTTGCATTCTGAATATCCATTACAGGAGATAGATTTTCATCTTCACTTGTAAATTCAACTCTCATAGATAGTGACTTATTACTTGGAAGCACTCCAAGTCGTTCAATTTCATTAACTTTTGAAGCAACCATCCTAGGTGTATCGAAATGTATAACCTTGTTTAAAGTTATTGGTTCAAATCCTTGATCAATAAAGGAAACCTCATTTCCGCCAGCACTTGTTCCAGATACAGTTCTGATCAAGGAACTTGATTTAGTTCCTTTACCTGGAGTGATAATATTAAACATTGCTTCAATATTACTGAACTGATAATTCTGGGAGATTCCAACCGTGTTTCCACCAAATCCTTTTCTAGACTCGAAGTTAATCATTCCAGATCCAGAACCTCTTGAAGTCGGAGATGCTGTGGTTCTATCAAATTCAATATAATAATTATCTAGATTTGAATTTTCATCAGTATAATATGTTGCTGGGATGTTATGTGAAGTATTAATTCTTGTTAAAGATACTCCATTAACCTCATAAGGTTGGATGAATTCTCCCGTAGTATGTGAAGACTTAACAGAATTTCCTATTGCTCTGGCATCAATCGATAAAGTGCCCGCATCTCCTGCTCCAGCACTAATACTATTATAGGAAATGATTTCATTATTAAGAAGTGCATAACCACGACTTGTACTGATTCCTTCAAAGGTTCCAAACAGTGACGTATTAGCAACAGCAACTACACCATCAGTTTCTCCGAAAGTTCCTGTGATGGTAGTTTTTCCAGTATCTGGAAGAATGTCCTCAATTGAGATCTTATTATTTCCACCATGATGTGCATGATTATGTTGCTTGATTCTGAAAATATTTCCACTGTAAATATCATCAATTAAAGTGGATGATCCATTAACAGTAACATCAGCAGTTACTCTTGTTGCTTCGTTTGAGGGATCTCCATAGTAGAAGAGATTTAGAGTATTTGTGAAGTTTTCTCCTTGAACATTGGTTAAGTAGAGAGTATCTGCATTTCCAATTCCAGTAAGAGTAAATCTAGCACCTTTACCTGCTCGTTTTGTTACTGCCATAGTTGACGTAACAATTCCAACAGTTTCACCTTCAACATATCCAGTACCAACAGTGGTAATATTTACACCTTCAACACTACCAAAAGAGTTAATGGTTAATGTTGCTTTGGCACCAGTTCCTTTACCAGTCAAAGATACTAAATCAACATTGGCAATTGATGCACTAGGTTTATAACCAGTACCACTACTTGCAATTGAAACATTCCCTGTTCCAGAAACTGATGGACCACCAAGATTTTCAACGATTCCATTAACACTTGGTGCTGTCGCACCTTCAGCAACTTTTACACCAGATATAACACCTGCGTTAAGTGTTCCAGAAACGGGAAGTTTTAATTTTCTAGGCAAACCTTCGATTGGATTGTCCTCAAGAATAGCAGAGTTATCACCCTTTGGAAGTATGTCACTATTGTAGAAGGTAAGTGCTCCAGAAGGAACAAACTTTGCTTTATACAGTTTGAATGTTAAATCTTGATACTGACTTGCAGTCCAAATTGTACCATTCTGAGATTTAAACAGAGAACCGCCAATATATTGCTTAGTAACAACCACATTTTGAACATCTGGAAGATTTGTTGTTCTAACAGTCTTCTTGCCCATGGTTGCTGTCCACATTTCATATCCATCAGATGCAGGGGATAAAATAACAATAGCATATTCAGTATCTGCTTCCAGATAAACTGGTGATGGGAATCTTACTCTTGTAGCAATAGGTTCAAATGGATTTGCTTCATTGATATTAATCTGTTCAGGATTCAATGCAACCTGGGTATAGTCTTGAACCAGGAAAGATGTTGGCGTACCTAACTCCATAGTTCTGAGTTCAACAAAGATTTTTGCGCCAGGATCTTTTACTGCGAAAAATAGATCAAATGATGTTAGGAAACATCCCTTTCCATCTACAGTAAAGGATTGTGCAAGTGGATCTCTATGCGGTGCCTTAACTTTAACCTCAACTTCAGTCTTCCTTCTCTTTGGTTTGGGTGGATTTCTAACAGAAACCCGACTAGTCTCTTGTGTCAAGATAGTTCCAGATCCGCTGTAAGATCCAATTGCCTCAGAAGCAAATACTGTAGATCCAGGAAGAACTACCGTATTTGGTGGAACTGCAGTAACCTTAACTGTTTTAGTTCCACTCTTAACTCTTATTGCTGGTCTTGGATTTGAATTTGGATTCCTGAAGAAAAAGTTTGCAATAATATCTCCCCAGTTATCAGAAACTAACTCTGCCCTAGTAATAGTGCAAACTGCTCCACTAGTCTTTCCAACTACTTTAGCGCCCTTTTCAACGTAACCATAGAATGGTGCGGTTGGGTTTGCAAGCCATCTTACGCCAAAGTTAATGAGTTTAGATGTTGGAGAATATGTATCTCCTGGTCCAGGTCTATTTCTATCATATGGATCAACCTGATATTCTTCAACATAAACTGCAGGAGAACCCAATCCAGCACCAATGTCTGGTCTCGATTTATCACCAAACTTGTGGTTTGGTTTTTGGATTCTCATCACACCAATCTTTCTGCCAGTAGAATCAAAAACATCTGCATGTTCATAGATTCTGAAGGTTCCGGATTGCATTTCAATTTCACATACCTTCGGAATAATATCGACTTGCTGACTATCAAGATACAAATAGTGCTTAGAGTATGGTCTCAGACCATTAGCAGCAAAGAAAACATTTCTTGAGCGCATCCAAGGATCTGCTTCACCAGAAATTTTTACATCTTCAACATAATTAAACTCTCTTGCAGGTCCTTTAAGTTTTGGTTTAAACTTAGTTTTGGTTGTAATTGTTGTAGTAGTAAATGCTCTCTTCTTCTTTTCTCCTCTACCGCCACCTTTTTTGTAAGTAACATATTCAGTTTTCTTATCAACATCTCTAGTTACTGTTGCCTCTTGCTTCCACTGAGCACCTGTTGATTCAGTTCTATGATCATCAAGATATATTGTTCTGACCCAGTTATCAGATGCTGGATCCAAAACAACACCACCAACAAAAACAATAACATTAAATGGGTTTACATTTTCAACATTAGTAGCATGTGGTTGATTTAACCAATCTACTTCTTCATACTTAAGTGTAAGAAGATCTCCAGTTTTCTGAATGTTTGGATCTAATAATTTAAGATTTTGACTAAGATCGGTTGTTGTAACATCAATTCCTGGATCTAATGCCAATTCTGCTGCCATAGACCAGAAATCAACAGGTGCAATACACATAGCACCTTCTTTGGATATATCCACTGTTGACAAACGTGGATCCATCAATGACTTATCTCTAAAGTCACTAACAATAAATCCACTCTTAAATCTACTAAGACCGTTAGCATCTGTTACATCTAATGTCTTAGTACTCAGTTCGAGAAGAGATAGACTGGTTACTTCTTCTAGGTTTTCAATTCTATCTTCAAGTTTTCCAATATCACGCATCGTGAATCTTCTATTATCACGAAGAAGAATTTTAGGATCCTTGGTTGCACTATACAAATATGGAGGTAACAGAATTTGTGCAACTTCCATTGCATCATCGGTAAGAACTGGTGCCTGAGGAGTATCAGCAGGTTCTCCTTTAATAACTTCAATTTCACCCAGACGATTGATGCTAACTAAATCAATTCTAGGTAGATAGTAACTATACCCTAAGAATGAAGTTTCATCTGGCGAAACAACGTACTTATAATTGTATTCATACTGTCTAATATTAAATGCAAATGGAGACGCATTTGTAGAAGGATCAAACTCTTTGACTCTAGGTCTGAAGTCTAAGAGATCGGAACATCGTAAACCATTTGGCAATGTTGGGATATCACTGGTAAATCTATCCTGCGAATAGGAATTTACAGTGAAAATATCGCCAGTATTATTTGATCCAACTTTATATGAATCAAATACAATTAGCAGTTGTCTAGAAGGTACTGCACTACCCTTTCTTCTAATAATTCTAGAATAGTCGCAGAATTGATGACGATGACCCTTATCTAATCTATAATTTGCAGTTCTGTCACTGTAACTACCTGGTGTTATTTCTTGAATTACACTCTCGATGGCAGAATTTTTAAACTTGACGGATTCTCCAACAGAGAAATTATTAGTATTCAGTTTTACATATTCAATACCATTTGCAGTCGTATTTACAACTTGTGCTACTGCTCTACTATCCTGTCCTACAATTTTTTCACCCACAATCGCATTCTGATCCAAAGAAAGACCAGTTGCAAAAGTCAACTTATCAAGAACAGGTGCTGCAGTATTAGTTGATTCATAAATTGCACGTACATTTACAACATCAGGTACGTTCAGTGAAATTTCATTATCTTCAATTCTAGTTCCATAGAACTTAGAAGTTGTAAGACCAACTGTTGAAGTTGCTCCAGTAGTTCTGACAATTGATACCTTATTTGATCTTGCAAAGTCCTTCGTCTTGTTAGTTACACCTCTTTTCTTTAGAGTTGCCTGGACAGTAACTGCACCATTAGCAAGACCACTGAAAGTTACAGAGTTGCCGTTAGCACCTAATGCAAAGTTTCCACTATTAAGTGCAATTGGAGATCCATTATTGTCAGTAATTGTATATCTCTCAGCATCAAATGATTCAAAGAATACACTAGTAATTCCTGCACTTACATCTACAGCATCAGCAACTTGCAAAGTGAGAGTACCACCTGCAACAGTCTGACCTGTAATCTGTTTCGTAATTGTAAGATCAGCATTTGCTAAGTCAACAGTTGCAGTATTCTCTACTGGCATTGTTGCGTAGAGACCATTTGATCCGTATTGGCGGATTCTTGGAACCATCAATGAGAAATTATATTGACCATTATCTACACTGCTTTTGTTTACACCACCAACAGCTGTTGGTGCTGCTCCTAAAGTTACTGCAGTTCCATCAGCACGGATTGCATTGACAACATTAAAGTTTGGATCTCCACCTGTTTGGTACTTAATTATACTACCAAGTTTAATACCACCCTCACCATCTTGGAAGTTTCTTCCAGAAACTTTACCAGTATTACTGCCACTGATAACTAACTGATCCTTTACACCAAATCTTTCAAGCTCTTGCTCATAAAGAACAGTATCTGCAACGAAATTTGTAAGTAAAGCACTATTTAATCCGTTAGAATCTTGGAATACTGATTTAATATCTGAAGTATCATAGATTGCCATCCCTGTGATACCAGTCTTAAATTTAGGATTCTCATTGATGATTACTTGCTCACCAATTAAAAATCTTCCCGAAGTCTGAGTAAGACTATAATCATTGGTTGCAATAACTGAAACATACCCAGTTGCACCACTAGACAAACCTCTAATATATGAAGTGACAGGTACGTCACCAGTGGTATATGCGTTTGCTAAAGTTAATTTTGTATATGTTTGAATATCATAGAGATAGAGATCCCAATTAGTTGATCCATCTTTATAAGAATCATCCGTCACACCCCACCAGTAAACTCTTGCCTCACCAACCTTAGTTGATAATCCGGCACCAGATGCATTACCAGTGTTGGTATTTCCTGATGCATTTCTCCTTTCAGAGTATAATTCAATAATATTAGTGTTAGTAGTATTTGCACCACCTGCTGCAGCGTCACCAATATTTAAATATGGTGTTCCATGAACATTGTTTACTCTTACTAAACTTCCAAGAGCAAATGGAATCAGCGCACCACCTACTGTTTTAGTAGTTCTTGGTTTTTCTACATCAATTATACTAGAACCAACAAGATCAATATCATATCCTTTAACGTAGGCAGTGCCAGCAGACACTCTAACACCCATCAAATTGTCGCTAGGTGTATTCCCTTCATCAGTTACTTCATCCTCTCTGAAGAGACCTCCGTTGCCAGTCTCATTGTTTAAAGTGTCAACAACATCTACAATAAAACTATCAACAGCATAATTGCCAGATTCTTCGTAAGTTCTCTTTGCAAAGTAATCTCTAATCAAATTATAATTTGATTTATTCTGTAACTTTTTAATTTCACCTTCATCAATTCTTACCAACTCAACAAAACTAGTGTCTTCATTATCAGTGAGTTGTTTTTTAGTTAATTTAAGTTGAATTTTTAATCTATCTGCACCTGGTGCAGCATAGTTAGTAAAACCTTTTGCATTATCATTTAGTTTTGGATCTTGATCTGCATTTACAATTTCCTCAATAATATCATATCCAACTCTGAACGATGGTTTATTATCAAAAGGATCAAGAACAATCTGTTCATTTGGAACATCAACAAAAGTTCCTCTAATAAAATATACACCTTCTGCTACACCGACAGAATAACCTGTATTTGTTGCATTTACTGAATTAATGGTAAAAACAGTATCGCCAGAGACAATAGAAGTATTTCCATACGTTATATTCTCTTGAAGAATTAGAGTTTCACTATCTTCAAACTCAAAACTTGTACCATCGACGCCACCATCTTGATACTTAACAAATAGTGTAATTTCTTCAACACCTTCTTCAGGAGGAAGTAAATATCCTTTGATTGTTCCGACAATCTCCGAGTTTTCCCCCTTTACCTTGGATCCCTTACCATTATTTGCATTTATAACAGCATCCAAATATACTGTAATATCAATTCCTAAGTGGTCTCCATTAACCTTAACCGTAGTAAAGGCATTATCACAAGTGATTCCTCCAGGAATCACCATGGAACCTTCTTTGAACATATGACTGCCAAAGGATTCTATCTGATTTTGCAGAATCGACTGAAGACCCGATAATTCTCTAGCCTGAACAGGATACCCAGGTTTAAACAGAACTTTGTAAAAATTATCTGCCTTATCAAAATCATCATAATAAGGACTTACGTTTAAATTCGTCTTTTGTGGCATTTTTTAAAATTCCAGTATAATTTTGAGGTCTTCTTTTTGGCGGGCATTTCTAGCAATGCTAGATCTGTTGTCAAGATAAATTAATTCTCCTGACCCTTTATTTATTTCAGGAACTGCCATGCCACTGGTGAAGTCAACACCAAGATTAATTAACTTTGTTCCTGTTGGGTTTGTTGTGATTCCTGCAAATCCAGTATCGATGGAAGCGGAAAAATTAGATACATTACCACTGATTACATTTGATGATGCTTCAAAATCATATGGTCTACCATTTGTAGATATACCCGCATAATCTCTTTGATTAAAGGTTGTCTGGTTATAGAAGAGAGATCTGTCTCTAAAATACTTTAAAACCTTTGTCTCAAGATCATATGATGCAACATAACCAAATGCCTTTCCAGTTCCACTAGAAACAATCTGTTCAATCTTCTCTCCAATTTTTGGTGTTCCTGTAATTGAAGAAAATTTGAAAGAACTTAATCCGGAGAAAGTATTTTCTTGATATACATCACTAGTTCCAACTTTTGTTGGATTCTTTACGATACCAACTTGTGCAAAACTTGTATCAACTGGGAAATCTTTTGTGGAATCGTCAAATCTTGCATAAACAAGAACTTTATCAGTACCCAATTCAGTGTACACATCAAATCCATGACCCTTTGATGGGGGAATAATGGGTATTAAATGTGCCGGAGTACCAGTACTGCCTGAATTAATTGATCCCAAGTCAACTAATGCATAACTATAGTCTTTTCCCCCAGAAGTAACTGTAGTATTTGTAATGCGTGTACCTTCTACATCAACTCTAACTTTTGCTCCAGTACCATCACCAATAATATCAAACTCTTGTCCCAAACCATTTGCATATCCTTCACCAGATGCTTGAATATAAACAGTCTTAATCTGATTTTCATTAATACTTGAGTCGGCAGATTCCCTAATAGTTCTTATTTGAGATTCTGTACTAGTTTGCCACTCATTGGGTACTGTGAGATATTCTGTAGAATCAAATTTAATAATGTCACTTGGAGGAATAGTAAATAGATATTTCCAAATATATCCGTCTCCACTATCACCAGCTCTAGTTGGTTCTAGATCTGTAAATTTTGGTTGATCCTGAGAAACATTTCCTTTTGGATTATCACCACTAGATCCATTTTCAATACAAATATAAACTCTATAGTCTTCATTCATCACATAATAATTTGCATCATATAATCTAGATGCATTAGTTATGGGTGCTGGACTAGTAATGCTATAGTCATCACGATATATTTCATATCTGCTTCCAGAGACCCAATTAATACGTCGGACTAATCGTCTTACATTGGCAGAAGTTACCTTCTTACCATATAAAACAAGATCACCTGCATGGTTGTTATAAGCAACACTATCAATTGGGGATGGTGGATTGGTATTCCAAGCAACTGTCCTACCAAAACCAACATTAGTTGGGTTGGGTAGACCAACTGTGATATAGTAAGAGTTACTCGTGGATTCAACAGAATCCACAAAGTTACTGGCATTCAAAATTCTAAATTGATCAGTAACAATTGCTGACATCTTTATCTTTTTTTATATATTTATAGGAGATTACTGAATGTAAAATGACAAGTTGTTATCGGCTTCCAGACTTACACCATCAGCGCGTGGTTTTCTGGAACGTATTGCTCCAGTTTTGCCTTCACCAAAGTTTCCTCTCCTTTGGATAGTTGGGAAGGTTGATAATCCAGCATCAACAGTCAAACCAGTCACCCCAATAGAAATTCCATTAGTTCTATTGTCATAGTTATATATTCTTCCCCAAGAAAGTTTTCCAAGAGAAGTTGTTAATCCTGCCTGAAGATCATCAAAAGTGCCGCTTTCGAGTATTCCAATTACAGGACTACCGGAATCAATATTACAAATAATTTCTGCATTCGATGCAAGACTTGTTATTGAGTTGACAACATAAACGTTATCAAGGAATGACGTACCAATACCAACAACTGCAGAATCACTACTATTTACAGAAGTAACTCCATTACCAACTGTGGTATCATAAATCATAATGGGATATCCCGCTACCAAATCCAGTGCATCAGAAGCAACATTTGCTTCACCATTTTCACCATAGTCTTTCATTGCGCGGAAGTTAAACTTCAATGCAAGTGGATGTCCACCTGTACCAGTTGTTGTACTGATTCCAGTAATAATTCCACTAAATCCTTGAACATTTTGAACTGTATTGATAGTTTCATATAGAGGTGTGGGAAGTTCTGCAATAATTCTTGGTGGATTTGTATTTGTATATCCAAATCCAGGATTGATAACTGTAACTGAAGAAACTTGACCATTTGAAATATTGGCAGTTCCAGTTGCAGTGATTCCAATACCAACACCTATTTCTTTGGGTGCCGAGAACTTAATATCAATTGTAGAAGTTGTATATCCAAATCCGACATTATCAATGGTTACTGCGGAGACAGTGCCTGCAATGGAAACTGTAGAAGTAAACGCAGCAGAAACTGGTTCATTTGAAGTTTCCATCATAAATGCATCGAATGTAAATGTATTCTGATTAAGATCCAGAATAATTTCGTCGTAATCAAAGAATTGTGCATTATCTACAAAGATATCACTTGAAGTTGGAGTAACATCACCAATGATTTTTGCAGTTGGGAAGATCTTAGTTTCTAAGACTGGTCTTACCTTACTAACAATATCACCCTTTACATAGATATCTTTCTTCTGTTTAATCCAATCAAATGGTCTGAAGTTAGTATCATCAACACCTGGACCACTATAGATGTTAGTTTCTACAATATCAGAACCTACAATTTCGGTGATTGCCCTATCATTAATTTGTCTTTGAGATGTTGAAATTAGTGGTTGTCTCAACATTCTTACATCATCACCAATCTTGAGAGTCTCAGTGGTTTCTACCTGAAGAACATCAACACCATCTTGACCAATGTAGAAGAAAATATCAACTTTATCATTGACCTTAGGTGCTTCCATAAACAAGAATGAAGTTCCACCAGTAAACTGATATGCATAACCAGGTGTCTGCAATACACCATTAATGAAGATGACAAGAACTGAGTCAAGATCAATATTTGCAGAAAGAGGGTTATTTGGATCTAATTCAAAACTTAGAAGTTCGCCATTATAGTAAAGTGGGAATCTCTTTCTAGTACCGTTTTGATATCCAAAGATGCTGTCAATATAATCCATTTCACCAAAGGACCAGGAAGAGAACCTATCAGTAAATGTTTCAACAACTTCAAGTTGGAAAGGTGCTATTGGTTGTGTATAATTTTTTGCTGTTACTAGACCAACAGCTTCAAGAACATCGCCAGGTTTGAATGCATATCCAGATCTTGCGACCTTAAAAGTATCAATTAAGAATAATGTAGATCCAATACCAACATTACTTGTTCCTGCTGCACCCACAGTAAGATTTAACAGTAGATTTCTACCAGTTTCAGTTGTTGCACCAATACCCAGTCTAGAAACGCCAACAACTTCTACATTCTCATAGTTTGGTTCGGGAATGATCAATGCTGGATTGATATATCCCTGACCAGGATTTGTGATTGAAAATGCTAAAGTTCCACCAATACCAACGGTCGCATCAACTACTGCACCAGTTCCACTACCACCAGCAGATCCAACACCAACACTAATTGTATTAGTGGTGAATGATGTAATTCCTAGAGTTGCTCCTGCAGCAGGATCAGTTGCTCTTGGATATGGTTGCTCAGTAAAGAAATCATCATCAGAGCAAGTAAAGATCAAACCATCTGTCGCAATCTGAACAGTATCCGTAGTATCCAAACCGTGACTTGGAATAGTAAGTCTCAATACGCCTGTATGAGAAGTGTAATCTGCTTTAGTTGGTGTAAATGGTCCACCACTACTTGCAGTAACACTATTGTTCACAGATCTGATGAACTTGTGTTCGTATGCTAGATCTGTAATGCCGATAGAAACTGGTTCTCTATATCCAGATCCAAAATTATTGGTAAAGTATCTTCTAACGGTACCACCAGTCTCATAAGTATGTGGAATTGTAGATGGACCCACTCTGATTGAAACTCTGGTTGCAGAAATTACCTGAACAACATCAACAGGATAATCATAATCTGGGAAGATAGTTGTTGTACCATATCCAGTGCTACCACAACTAAATTCCAAATTATCCAGTTTTACAAAATCTCCACCTAAGATGTTGTGAGAGTCATTGGTTTCAATTTCAAGGATTCCTGTAATATTGTTATAAAGTGCTGTAGAGATAGCAACTGTAGATCCAACTGTATTAATACCGATGAGGTCAGTAAGTTGACCTGTAGAATTTTTCAGAACTTTAATTTCTGCACCAAGCAAAGGTGCATATCCAAGACCAGGAGTAGAACCTAAAGAAACAATCAGACCACCTCTTGGGAGTTGATTTTGATTAATATCAAAATCAGATTGAATAAATGATCCATCTACAGAAGTAATACCTGTGTAAATTACACTCGTGACTCCTACTGCACTATCATTATCAATTTCATAATTATTTCCTGCATTATTTTCAGTGGTGGGAGTTTGGAATACGCCATTAATAAACAGAATACCATTACCAGCATCGATACCAGTAGTATTAGCACCGCCAACTTTCAATGTATATGTCTTACCAATTCCTGTGAAGGAATCTGAAATATCATCAAATACCATATTGGTGTCATAATCAGATCTTAGGAAAGTTCTTCCAGAGAATTGTGCAGTTACATATGGGAGATTACTTTCATTTCTTCTTGCTCTATTATTACCTTTTGGTGGATCAATGAAGTGAACTTCGTTTCCAACAATATTGAGAGCACCCCTGTAGATTTGAATAGTTGATCCATCAATGTGTGATGTTGCTGCAGATCCAACAGCACCTCTCTGTACAGCGACTGTTGGGAATGTTGCAGCAACACCAGCAGCAATAAGACCGTTAATAGGACCAAGAATTTGACCACCAATATTTGTGCTAAGACCAACCTCAACAACCTTCATATACTCATCATCAACTCTCAAAAGGTCTCTTGGTTGGACGGAAGAAATGCCAGTAACATTAAATGTCGAAATACCTACAGAGATTCCTCCACTATTAAAATCAAGTTTATGATTAATTGGGGTAAATGTTATTGGTTGTTGTACAATACCATCAATAGCAATGACAGTTTTACTCAACTTCTTAGTAAATTCTAGTTCATGAGCATTTCCGATTCCCGCATCAGTGAAGGTAACGGATATACCTGCAGTAGCGAACTGTGGCGTTGTCGATAATTTAAATGTATCTGGAGTTAGGGCAATTGGATAAACTCTATCTGGTAGTTTATCTGTTACAATACCAAGATGGTTTACAGTTGCACCAATTCCCATCGGTTGTGTTCCAATGCCAATAAAGGTTGAAGTTGGTCTGTAAATTAATTCTTCTCCAGTATTAAAGAAATGATCTCTTAATGTGAATACACCTGTTGAATAATTGATATTAACAGTATCTGTAGGATCAAATGTCTTCACATAAATTGGTTTACCTTCATGAGTCAATGTAAAGTTGGTTCTATTTGCTCTTAGACCATTAAGTCCATCAAATGCAGAGAGGAATACCAACTGATCAGTTGGACCGTATGAAAGTGAATTTGCTTGGTTATCAAAGTCCATCTCTCTGTAGAAGACTTCACTAAATGCTTGTGCCTCTACATTGTATCCCAAGTCTGGATAGAAATTGAGATAGAACTGATTACCACTGATCTCTCCACCAAATGTACCAAGACCAGTAACATTATTAACTGGTGCAAATGGTCCAGGAGTGACAGTAACTTCACTAGTTCTTGAATTTGAAAGAATGTTGACTTGATGGATTGCTGATGTTGTTCCTGCAGAAACACGAACGACTGCTGCTGCAGCAGAAATGAATCTGCTATCAAAAGTTCCAACTCTTACTATATCAGTACCAAATCCAATAGTTGATTCTAATCTTGCACTTCTTTCTGTTCCTGCAGGTTGATTGTTAAGAAGGAATCTATATGTTCCGATTCCAGTTGTGGTATTTCCAAATCCAACAATATGTGTTCTATAATCAAAAGCATCAACCTGATCAAAATTACGACCACGTACAGAAACAATACCTGAATTAGCATCATAAATTGCACTAACAAGTCCAACATTTGATGCACTATAAGACTGTGTAGTATGATCAAAATAATACTCACTTACATAAGTATTAGTTCCATCAAAATCAATTGCAGCTTCAACATAGTTAGTTTCTCCACTAAATCTATTGGAAATCTCAATGTTTGCAAATAATCCATTGAAATCAGTACCATTGAATTCTGCAAGTGTTCCAATATTATTACCACCGGATACACTAGAGAGACCAACAAAAGAACTGACAAGATTTACAGAACCGATTGCTTGAGTACCAATACCAGAATTTCCGGGAGGAAGTGCTTGGAAAAGATAGGATTTTTTGAGTACTTTGATATCATGATCAGTTTCAAAGGCATCTGTTGGAGTAAAGACAAGAGTCTTTCTTCCAAAACTATCAATATTTGCACTAAAGTCCCCAAGTTTAATATTTGTAAACGAATTATATTTTTCAAATATAAAAATATCATTGGTAGTTGATTGAACAACTAATTCGGATAACTGAACATCTTTACTGTCTGGATCAGCAATTTGTATGACATATCTTACATGATTATCTACAAAATCGATCTCTTCAATTTCAACGAAAGTATCCTTAAATCCTCTACTAGAGAACTTATTACTAATATCATCATGAATGAGAACCCTATTAGTTCTACACTCAATATAATCCGTCAACTTTCTATTCTGAATCTGTAGAGCGTTTGATTGCGTAAGACCAGTAACAGGACTTACTCTTGGATCAACATCTACTGCATTATCGAAGTTGTTGATAATATCAACTCTTCTTTCACTAACAACATCAAGAATTACAATTGCCGTAGTTGTTCCACCAAGACCAATACCACTTCTACCAACAGAAGTTACACCAACATCAGCAAAGTTCTTAAGACCTGCTGGGTGAACAATACTGTTTACTGGGGTAGAAAGTTCATCCCAAGTTATGGGACTCTTAATAGAGTATGAAAGATTCTGATAATAGTCATTGTTAGGAGTTACTTGATAATCTTCACTAATTTTGCCAACATCATCACTCCAACCAAGTTCCATTCTTGAGGAGTAATCAACTACAAATTTTGCCCTCTTTCTATCAATATTAGTTACTTCTGCAATTACACCACTAATAATCCCTTTAATAATATCACCTTTATTAAGATTATATTTTCCAGTATATTTGATGTAATCATCTCTCACTAGAGAAATAAATGCATCTTCAGAACGGAATCCATTGCCATCACTATTAACAAATAGTCTTTCATTCTTAGTGAATGTTCCCCTTTTTTGTTTGATATCAATGCGTGGATAGATGTTCTCATTGATAAGAGTTGCATATCCTGATTGATATGTCTTAGCAATACCTGCGTTGGTTGTAAGTCCAACACCCGATGCATCAATTAATTGAAAAGTCAACGTTGCTGGACTGGTATTTGCAAACTGTATTACTTTGAATAATTGATAGTCATAGTCACTAGAATTGAATCCAGATCCATCTGGAGAGGACATTTCAATGCCTTCAACAAATACTTTATCATCAACAGAAAATGGTGCTTGATTATATCCAAGAATTGGTGTCTTAAGCACACAAGTTGCAATTCCAGTTGGTCCACTAACCATTGAAACGATACCCACACCATTTGAATTATTGATTGTAATAATCTTATGTGGTTCAGAATCTAATCCAAATATTGGTGCTAATTGAACAATTTCGGAAATAGATCCATTCGGCGCTTTTGCAACAAGAGTTGTTGTATCAACAATACTCTTAGTCGTATCATTCCAGAGAATAACATCTGGATCAGCAAGATATTTTGCACCGGCAAACTGAATATCAATTTCTTGAATCGTATCTAAATTGTCAACAGTGACAATTGGTGGTACAAATGCTTCTGGTCTAAGAGTCTTATCTGAAGGATAGTCATATCCAATATCACGAAGTCTAGTCTTTTTGATTCTACCAATAGAAGTAGATATTCCAATAATATTAGCATTTCTACCATTTACAGATGTAACATCTTCAAATGATGGGAGTTTATCAAAATTAAATCCTTCTGAAATAACTCTTACTTTAGAAATACTTCCATTAAGTGCGTTTGAGGATTTAGTGCTATATTCTAAAGTATCACATTCAGCACTGATGTACGATAATATATTTGGATATCTGAATGGAGAAATCTTGAACTCAGTTGTTGAAGATGTTGTTGAAATTCCAAATACAGAGTACGTTCCGTTATATTCACTATTTTCATATCTAATTTCTGAATATGCTTTGACTTCAGTATCCGCAGTGCTGATGTATCCACCTTTTTCTAAACCATAGTAAAGTCTTGATGGAATATTATTAGAGTAATTCAGAGTCAATGAAGAATCAGAGTCAGTGCCAAAACCAACACTACCAAGACCAACTACGTTGAAGTCTCTAGAATCTCCTGAACTGATATATTCATTATTGAAATTCTTGTCTCTGTAAATCTTTAATTGATATCCTCTTAGTGAAGTATCCTGAAGATTAAACTTCAAGTCACTATTTCTTATAACATCAATTGGTGGATTGACAGCAGAAATATAATGATTAACTCCACCAGTTGCACTAATACTTACTCCATTCTCTGTTTTTGGATTAGATTCATATAAAGTCTCTGCAAGTCTGAATTTATCAATACTATCTTGAATTATATAATAAATGCCAGTTGTTATACCAGAAGCAACTTCTGCTGCTTCATAAAATACTTTATCACCAGTTTTATATCCATGATCTTGATAGGTAAACGATCCGTCAGAGAGAGTAATGCCCGTCGAATTGATACCAATTGTATTGACAAGAATTTTCTTCTCATCTAAATTCAATTTTATATTCAATGCTCCAGTTGTTCCAAAACCAACAACAGTATTTGGAACTACATTTAGTTTGATAACGTCTTTATTGAGTAGACCATGAGTTGACGAAGTACTAACAATGGTTGTAATTCTGTCAACATTTCCAAGAATTTGTCCTTTATTAGTTTCTAAAAGATATTCTGAATTATTAGATCCATCACTATAGAAGAACAATCCTTCAGATGCAGTGGTTAAACCAACTTGTGTTGTTAATCCAATGAGATTTTCGCCTTTGTTTATAACAAATACATCACTTGATAATGTATTTGTATCTGGAATAAAGAATGTTCCTTGGTTAAGGGAGTTATCCCCCACAATAAGAGAATCAACGCCAGCAAGAGTACTCTTAGTAAAAGTAATTCTTTCTCCTGTCCTTAATCCATGATTGGGTATATAAATTGCTCTACAGGGAACAGAAACGCTAGATGTAGTGACTCCAACTGTTCTTACTTTCTTTTGAGCTCCACCTGCAGTAGTTCCAACACCAACGGATGTTACTGCATTAAAATAAATTAGTTTATTTCTTTCAGAATTAAACTTTGTGGTTTTTACTGGAAGTTTGACTCTATCAGAACTCAAACTAAGATCACTTCCAAAGGAGTGTGCTACACCAGTAGATCCAAATCTCTTAACAGTAAGTACGCCGTTTGAATAGTCATTGAGAACTCTTACAGTCTCAGTACCATCAGAGGATGTAATTGTTATAGAATTGCCAATTGATACTTCTCTAAATCTTCTAGAAACAAAAATATCCTCAAATTTACCGCCAGGAAGACCTGAGTAATTGGACATTGTTCCAGCAAGACCAACGGACTCTGTAGTAAATCCTATTCTCTTAGGTCCACTAAGGAATGGTATAGAGGTCGAAAGACCACTCACAAGAACGGTATCGTTATTATTTAAATCATATCCATCGCGATTGTAAGCAGAAACTTGATTATCATTGTCCCAAACAAATACACAGTTTACATTTCTTTCCAATTCAGTTCTAATAGAAGATATACCAGCACCCTTTAATTCTTGAACTTCTCCCCTAAGACCAGCACCGCCTGTACCTTCAAAATTAAAGTTAACTCTATCGCCAATAGAGTAACCAACTCCACCATCAATGACTCTAATTTCATCAACAGATCCCTTTGTAACTGACTCTACATTACAGCGTTGTTGGAAAGTTTCATAAGATTCGTTGATAAAGTCATAATCTGCATATGGATCACTGACTTTATATGGAAAGGTATTTCTAACAAGATTATTTCCATTGAAATCAAATGTCTGATCTAAAATTAGATTTTCACCTATTACTTGTGACTTAAATTCATTTCCAACAAAATATGGGTATGCTGGTGCAAATTTCGCAGAGTTTTGCCCACTGGTTGTAACTCCAACAAAGTATGCATAAACTCCATTTGGAAACTCTGGAGTTTTACAGAATCTACCATTATGCAAATCAAGATCACCACTATTATTGTATAAGTAATCTTCTTTGAAGAATCCTGGTTCAAAAGTAGGTGGTCTATCAACAATAGAATTAGTGCTTAATTCATATCCAGTTTCAAGTCTAGCAACACCTGACTGAACATTATCTGCCGTTTGATATCCAAAGGGACCATAAATTGGATTTCCGTCATATGCCCATCCAATAATGGGTGAGTGAGATCCATTTAAAGATTCAAAGTTCGATGCAAGATCTTGGGAGTATCCATATATTCCATAAACCAAAGAATCCTGCTTCTCATCCTTGTAAAGACTAGAATAAATTTCTGGACTTCTTGTTGCGGAAATTTTTCCAAATCTAAACGCATCGTTTATTGTTAAATCTCTAATTCTAGTATCAAAAATTGCACCAGATCCTCTAGAATCTACAAATATTGAAGTAGAAGATGTGCTATACCCAATACCCGGATTAATGACAATAACATCATCAATCTTTCCATTTAAAAGTACGGGTCTGAGAATTGCACCTACTCCACCAGAAGGATCTTCAATTTTAAGTTCTGGGATTGACTTATATTCAGATCCTTTGTTTAATACTTGAACATCAACAATTCTTCCATTAGAAATAATTGGTGCAAGTTGAGAATTTTTACCTTTACTTATTGAAATTCTTGGTTTTGTATGTAAATTGAATACAGTAGATCCATATCCAGTTCCAGATTCATACAAATAGGCATCAGTAATCTCACCAGTTACGATTGGTGTAAAGGTAAAGGTTCCAATACCAGATGCTCCAAAAGAAACATTAGCATTAACTTTAATCTCTGGATATTGGAAAATATGGTAACCACTTCCAATAGAATCAAATTTATTAAACTTTGATTTTTTGAGATCATCGGTAAATGTTCCAGCAATACCAACATTTACAAGTCTAAATTGATCTGAATCTACAAATTGAATAGAATAACTATTTGAAGTAGAAAGACCAACAATGGGATTGCCTGTTGATTTATATGTAACTATTTCTCCATCCTTAAATCCATGATTATTAAAGTATACTGAATTATACTCTGTAGAAATACCACTAGATTTTACGCTTAATTTTCTGTAAGCATAACCAGATCCACTATTGAGAACAGTAATAGATCTTACATTTTTTTGCGATAGAGTTCTAAATTTATGAATACCAGATGCTGATGTAGCAGCTGAAAGACCAATAGTATTGATACCAGTACTTATAGTGGTAATACCTGATGCAGAAGGTGCAAATGCATCATTATCATTTTTAAATAATCTAATAGTGGAAGTATTTACAATTCTAATTACATATTCATCACCACTACTCAAACCTCCTGTTGAGATATTATTTGGATCGTATGCTTGTCCAATCTCAATAGGATTATTACCATTTTGATTGTAGATAATATGCTCACCATCTGCAAGATTATGTGCCTTTGTAAATGTAATGGTTTCATTACTAGGATCAATTCCGCCACCAACATCTAGTCTACGACTGTCAAAAGATATCTCTCTAAATCTTGTTCCAATAACTGGTTCCAAGGAACAACCAGATCCATTACCACCTATCAAATCTAGAGATAGGAATTCATCAAATCCAAATTCTTGAGGGTCAACAATAACTTGTTTAACATTACCAATAACAACTGGTTCAACCTTTGCACCAGTTCCAAGAGGAAGACCAGATCCAACCTCTGCAACATCTTCAATATTTAATTCTGGTGGATTTATAACATCATATCCTTTACCACCATTAAGAACTTCAAATTCCTCTACAGGTCCATAATAAATTTTATCCCTGGAATCAGGACTTACAATCTCTACACCATCAATCAATACTCCAACATTACTTACAGTCCTATCAACACTTTTACTACCTTGTAGTTGCTGTGATAATGGGAACTTTCTAAGAATTTTTTTACTTGAAAGAGTTCTATTTTCATGTCTCTTTAAAGTAAAATTATGTGCTCCAGCACCAAAGTTTGGATTAAATCTAGCAATATCATCAAAGTTTGCAATAGTTTTGGCGTTATTGGCAAGTTGAGACTTTGAAGCGTATAGTTTAATTTCGTTTGCAGCAACGAGTTTTACAAAATAACTTTCTCCAGATGAAAGTCCAATTAAAGGACTTTCTGCGGTGTAGACTATTTCATCACCATCTCTAAAATCGACTGGTGTTGAAAATACAATTGTTCCATAAGTCTTATAATAAGAATTGTAACCACCCAATCCTTGAGTATTGTTTGAGCCTACTGTTTTAATATATCCATCTGGAAGTATAGACTCAATAATATCATCTTTAATAGTATATCCTGGAAGAGAATTTGATGCCAAATACCCAAAGATTGCGAAATCGTCTACGTAAATATTGGATGTATTTGCAAGATATACTTCATTACCTACAGTAAGAACTACTCCAGAACTCTTTGCCTTTACAATCTTTCGTCTAATACTGTAATCTTTATTAGGATCTGGTGTAAAAGTACCAATATTGGATAGAGTAACTTCTTTGGTTAATGTGTTTATTGAAGACACTGTTGCAAATGATGCATTAGCAACATTTGGATCAGGTACAACTACTTGTTGACTATCGCCAATGAGAACCTCAACAGAATCTCCTAGTTTAAGAAATGCCTTATCAATATCAGAAAATAGTGTGAATACAGAAGAATTTACTTCCTCCACTTTAAATCTTGGACTGGTATTATAAATCCAAGAATTAGCAAACATTTGCTTATAAGTCCTATCAACGACAGGATTCTCAATAACCTCACCAACATTTCTTGTAGTTATTTCCTCATCTTCTTCCATCAGAGGAATATCTACCAAAGGTTTTAATTCTGATAGAACTCCAGTGATTCTCATATCACATCTATTTTCAATATCACCATCCTCATAACCAAAAATGGTTTCATCTGCTCTTACAACATCAGAGATATTAATTTTTGACGTGACACCAGTACAACCATAAAACTGATTAATACTCTTTGAAGTATAATCAATTCTATTATTTCCAGAAATAATGGTCCCTGTTTGACCAAATCCAATTGTAGAGTCAACACTAATAACTGACGCATTTACTTCAACTGGTTCTAATGATCTAGATGCTCCAGGAATAGTAAAAATACCCTCTACAAGGTCTCTATCATTATATCCAACAAATACCCCAAGTTTATAAAAAGTTTGAGTGTCTCTTGTAAAAATCTCAACATCAGAAACTGATGCATTTGTATCAAGATCATTTGACTTAAATACTGTCTGACCTTCTAATCCAAAAGGATTACCCGAAATATTTTCCGCTACGATAACTTCTCTTCTGATATATTCGGCAGAAGATGGTTTAATTAGTCTACCTTCAAGATCTAATACTTCAGCATGAACACCATAAAGAACTTTGAAAAGAATTCTAATAGATTCTGCAATACCCTTTGATTGATAAAAGTTTCTTGCATGCTTGATAAAGTTTCCAACATCTAAATCAGAAACAAAATCATACTCTTCCAGACCCGGAGTAAAGGTTTTTTTTAATTTTTTATAAAATTCTTGTAAGAAAACAACACTTAAGTTCTTTACTACTGATCCATTGGCCGCGGCGGATGCAGAAGTTTCACTAAAAACAATATTCTGACTGTTTACATTGCTGAGAATATTAGAAATTCCTATATCATATCCAGAGATTCCACTGAATCCGCGAACACAACTATTGAAAGAAGTAGTAGTCTTTGATTTATAGGTGATAATTTCATCACCAATTTGTAAAAGACCATACTCGTCAGGAAATCCTTTTGTGGAAGTTACCTGAATAGTATCTTGAGAAGATGTAATATCTCCTGTAAGCGATGTCTCACCTACAACAACCTCTGGAACGAGATTATCTACTCTGATATATCGATCAAGATTATCGACAAGATCTACACTACCGCCCTGATGTTCTAAAGACAAATAGTATTGTCTAAAAAATTCTATGGCGTTTGGAAAATCAGCAACTAAAAACTCTGGAAGTTGGCTCTCAATAATTTTATTGAGTTGCACTCTCTTCTCAAATTGCGACATATTTTATTTCCTCTCTAGATCTCCGTTGGAATAACTTGAAGTATAATAGTCTCTTGTGAAAGACACGCCAGAAATATCTTCACCAGATGCAATAACATCTTTAACCATATTTATTGTACTACTTGAAACGCTAAAACTGAGGTAAAGATCTTTTAAACCAACCACATCATTGGATTCTGGGAAAGCTTGAATCTCAACAATATTATTTGTTTTTCAGTTTCAACAATATTGATAGTATTAAGAATAACCTCCCCCTTTATGTAATCAACTACACCTGCTTCTTTGGCAACAACAGTTTTTATTCCATTAGCGCCAATCTTAACTATGGAAACAACTCCACTCTTAAGGTCTGCATTTGGTAAATCTGTGATATACACCGTTGAAGTATCACCAACAATTTTAAATCCTGTAGATTTAATATTCAGTCCATTTGGTTTTACATTAAATCTATTACCAAAGCAAATTTCGTATTGAGCAAACTGATTAACCAATACTTTCATATCTCTTCTAATTTTCACCTTAGTGATGTTAGAAGTAATGGCAGTATCAACGCGATCAATTAGTTGAAGAACCTTACTATACTTAAATCTTCCACCAAAACGATTCATATCAACATCTTTAGAGTATTTTGTAAGACTATCAATAATATTAGTCCTTAAACCATCAACAGTAGCAACCTGTGAGGAGTTATAATAGATATTAGATTCAATTTCAACATAAAGAACCTTAAGATCAATAATTTTTTGATTAATACCTGCAATTGAGTACTGCTTAATCTTATTCAGAATATTTCTCTTATCAAAATCAGAGACATATGTGCCATTCTTGGGTTTTATGCTGATTTGAACGGTACCAAACTGTGGTGGTACTAATTCTTCACCACCAACAACTGCAACAGACTCTGTATTTGGGTAAATCGAAGCAATAATTGCCTCATAATCTCTTGATGTAACCGCTCTATATTGCGCTGAGTACAGTCTTGGGGCGAAATACTTAATAGAAGACACATCTTCAATTCCGCCACCGTTCATCGCCTTCTGGATGGTTGTAACGGGTACTGATCCACTAGGAATTACCCTCTTACCTTCCTGATCTTGGAGATTTGCTTGAAATTCAAAGACGGAAGGTCCATTTCCTGCTTCACCATCAGTAACAATGTAACTTACAGAGATAAGTTTGCCATTTTCCAACTTTTTACCAAAATATCCATCACCAAACAGTAATTCATACCTCTCATCTTGAACTTCCTGGAGCAAATAGATCTCTGAGTTCTTATCAATGTTTAAAATATTGTCAACTCTACTAAAATCTCTACCAGTGCCTGCTTCACCAACATTAGAAACGTTTACTCTAATGGTTGAAGCATCAATATTTGGATTATCAAGGATAAAACGCTGATCTATAGATGTATCAGTGACAAATTGACGTGTAAGAAGAGTTCCTTGAAAAAGTTCTATTGGTTTTTGTTCTGTTCCGAACTGTGCTACACCATTAACCACTGCTGCAGTGACTTTTTCTGGTAGTGAAAAGCGATATGAACTATTATCTTGCCCTCCAACACACACCAGACCTGCTTCAACGGTGATAAAACCGCTACTGGTAGTGGTAGGGACTGAAAAGGTTACGTTTGCCTTAGCGGCGCTTGCAGAGCGAGGCACGTAACCAATGTTTCGTGCTAGTGATACGACATTTTCGCGTACTGTTGCACCATCTAGGAATGATTCATTGACTACAAGGTTAGCATTGAACGCATTAATGTACGTATTATATGCTAAGGTGTCAATTAATATCGAAAAATTAGATCCCTCAAAGTCAAAATCCGTAAAATTTGAATTAGAACGGAGATATGCTTTGATTTCTGATTTAATTTGATCGAAATCTAAGTTAGTAAACTGAGTAAAAGGCATTGTTTATCGTGTTGCCTCTAATATGAATGAGAATGACTGGGTTGG